CGATCCCGATCAGTACGATTCGCTTCGTCGTGAGAATGATGCGGGCGGCCCTGGCATCGACTTCATCTACGGCATCAAGGAAGGCGAAAGCGAGATACAGGCGATTCGTTTCAGCAGCTCGCGCTACAGCCCTGCCGAGGCGCGTGACTGGCTGGCTGAGCACGACTTCAGCGCGATCATGTTTGAGGAGGCCACCGGCGACGGCGAGCGGGCCGAACCTGGCGATCTGTCCGAGGGCGACTTCGTGCGGTGGAACAGCAGCGGCGGCACCGCTCAGGGCCGCATCGAGCACGTCATGCGTGAGGGCACCTTGGGCGTGCCCGACACTGAGTTCAGCATCGAGGCCACACCCGAAGATCCGGCCGCGCTGATCCGCATCTATCGCGAAGGCGATGAAGGATGGGAGGCGACTGAGACGATGGTGGGCCACAAGTTCTCAACACTGACCAAGATCTCGGCACTGCGCAGCCTCGAGGGCAAGTATCAGCGCGCTGAGGTGACCACCTTCGATGAGGTGCAGGACCGCACCTATGAGTTCCCGTTCAGCTCTGAGTTCCCGGTTGCGCGTTACTTCGGCAACGAGATCTTGAGCCATGAGGCTGACGCCGCCAACCTAAACCGCCTGAATGATGGCGCGCCGCTGCTGTTCAACCACAACCCTGACAAGGTGATCGGAGTGGTTGAGCGGGCATACATCGACGGCAAACGCCGCCGCGGCTATGCGCGCGTGCGGTTCAGCCGCAATGCTTTCGCTCAGGAGATCTTGAGCGATGTGAAGGACGGCGTTCTACGGAATGTTTCCTTCGGCTACTCCATTGACAAAATGGAGGAGCGTGGCAGTGGCGACTATGTTGCAACTGCCTGGTCTCCTTATGAGATCAGCGTTGTCTCGTTGCCGGCTGACCCCGGCGTCGGGATCGGCCGATCTTTTGAGGCTGACACCCCTGCTGCTTCGGCAGCACCATCCCCTGATCCCATTCCTTCAATGGAAAACGCCACCCCCGATCTGGCCGTGGTGCAGGCCGAGGCCGCTCAGGCCGAACGGTCCCGCATCTCGGACATCACTGCCCTGTGCGACAAGCACGGCATGGCAGACCTGGGCCGGCAGTTGGTTGAGTCTGGTCGTTCAATCGACGAGGCTCGCGCTGCTGTGCTCGACAAGCTCAACATTCACCAGGAGACCGTGACCATGCAGGCCGCCGACCTTGGCCTTAGCGAGAAGGAGAGCCGCAACTTCTCTTTCCTGCGCGCCATCAACTTCCTTGCTAACCCAACCGATCGCTCGGCCCGCGAGGCTGCTGCGTTCGAGATCGAAGCTTCCGATGCTGCTGCGGCCAAACTGGGCCGTCAGTCCCGTGGCATCACCATCCCTCAGGATGTGCTGCGTCGTGACCTGAACGTCGGGACTGCTACTGCCGGTGGCAACCTGGTCGCCACTGACCTGGATGCCGGCAGCTTCATCGACCTGCTGCGCAACGCTTCCGCTCTGGATCAAGCTGGCGCCACTGTGCTGACCGGCCTGACCGGCAACGTTGCTATCCCCCGCCAGTCCGGCGCTGCTACCGCCTACTGGGTGGCTGAGAGCGGCTCGCCCACCGAGAGCCAGCAGACCGTTGATCAGGTCAGCCTGACTCCCAAGACTGTTGCAGCCTTTACTGACTACAGCCGTCGCCTGATGCTGCAGTCCAGCATCGACGTTGAGAACATGGTCCGCAACGACCTTGCTCGCGTTCTTGCCCTGAAGATCGACCTGGCTGGTCTGTACGGCACCGGCAGCAACAGTGAGCCCCTCGGCCTGAAGCTGACCACCGGCATCGGTACCGAGAACTTCGCCGCTGCTGCCCCCACCTTCGAGGAAGTGGTGGCACTCGAGAGCGACGTGGCAACCGCTAACGCACTACTCGGCAGCCCGGTCTATCTGATGAACGCTGCGATGCGCGGCGGCCTCAAGACCACCAAGAAAGATGCCGGCTCCGGCATGTTCATCATGGAGGGCAACGAGGTCAACGGTTACCGCGGCGTGCTGTCCAATCAAGTGGCAGCTGGCGATCTGTGGTTCGGCAACTTCGCTGACCTGATCATCGGTTACTTCAGCGGTCTCGACATCATGGTCGATCCCTACAGCAACAGCACCAGCGGCACCGTTCGCGTGGTCGCAATGCAGGACGTGGACATCGCCGTCCGTCATCCTGAGTCCTTCAGCCGCGGCGCTGATACCCTCTGATCATGTTGATCAAGGTCCTACGGCAGACAATGCTGGCAGGGCAGGTGGCCAGAATCGGGGACGTCCTTGAGGCATCCCCCTCTGACGCCAAGTTCCTGATCGGTATTGGCAAAGCTGTTGAAGCCATCGCAGAGGTGGCTGATCTGGCTCAGTTCGGACCTGAGCCGACCCGCAAACCAACAACCCCCAGACGGAGGGCTAAGTCATGACCATTCACAATCTCGGGACCAAAACTGAGGTCCTTAACTTCCTGCCCAATGATGTGGTGACAGCTACTGTCACTGCCAGCACCGCCATCGATCTGGTGGATTATGAAGGCGACATCGCCGTGATTCTTTGCGCCGAAGCAGGCGGAGCCAGCATCACCTATCTCGGCAAGCTGACCGAATCCGACACGTCTGGTGGCTCTTACACCGACGTGACCGGCGGCGCGTTCACCGTCACTGCCGCTAACACAGCATCGGTTCAGAAGATCGCTGTCAACTCTGACAACATGAAGCGATTCATTAAGGCAGTGGTGACAGTTGCAGGCGGCACTGGTGCCGGCGCTGTGACGATCGTCGGCCTCGGCTCTAAAAAGTACAGCTGATGGCCTTTACGGAGGATCTCGGAATCTTCCTGGCGGACTTTGGCGTCAGCTGCACAGCTGGCGCCGTTACCGCTCTGGGCATCCTTGACATGCCCAGCCAAGTGCTGGCCAATGGCATGGTGCTCAGCACTGACTACACACTGACTGCCAAGGCTTCTGACTTTGGCACACTGACCCGCGGCAGCTCGATCACGGTCGATGCTGTGGCCTATACGGTGCGGGAGGTGATGCTGATGGATGACGGGAAGATCGTTCAACTCGGACTTCAAAAGACATGAGCGGTCCTTTTAAGATCAACACGCGCAGCGCATGGGCATCCCAGAACCCGGTGCTGCTGGCCGGCGAGCCTGGCGTTGAAAGCGAGACCGAGAATCTGAAAATCGGAGATGGCCGGACACCATGGTCTGGCTTGCCTTACTTCGGCAATCCTGGTTATTGGGGATCGTTCTGGGATACAACCTCGCAGACGGCGACAGCGAACACGCCAACGCCGATCCTGCTGCGCAAGAACGATCTGGATAATCGCGGCGTTAAGGTCATCTCTGACACCCGCATCACGGTTGACCATCCTGGCATTTATAGCTTCACGTTCTCGATCCAGTTCAGCAATACCGATTCCAGCATCCACGACATCAACGTTTGGCTGCGCAAGAACGGCACCGGCGCCAGCGGTGACGTGGCCGACAGCGACAGCAGGTTTAGCGTCATCGCCAGGCATGGCGGCATCGACGGCAATGTGATCGGAACGGTCAACTTCGTGCTCAAGCTGGCAACAGCGGATTACATCGAACTGATCTGGGCGACCGCCAATGTTGCCGCATACATCCACGCCGAGGCAGCCGAGACCAGTCCGTTCGCGCATCCCGGTATCCCCGGGATTATCTGCACCGTGATTCAGGTGGCATCAGCATGACGACCCGCCGCGAGTCAATTTTGGCCGCTATTGCTTCGGCGCTGGCAGGCACCACGGGCGTCAGCACGCGCATCTATCGCAGCAGGGTGGAACCGCTTAGCAGGGGTGAAAGCCCAGCGCTGGTGATCGAGCCGATCAATGACACGGCTGAGCAGAACACCAGCCTGCCGACTTTGGATTGGTCACTGACGGTGCGCATCGCGGTGATCGTGCGGGGCAACATCCCCGACCAGGTGGCAGATCCCATAATTGAAAGCCTGCACGCCAAGCTGATGGCTGACCTAACGCTGGGCGGCTATGCGATCGACGTGCAACCGCAGGGCGTCAACTTTGAGATGGTCGAGGCGGATCAGCCAGCCGGCGTGATCGCTTGCGATTACCTGGTGCGCTATCGCACCAGTGTGACTAATCTGGCCACAGCCTAGGTAGCTACGATGGATGAGTATCACGGCCAAGGCGGGTCATACGTCTTGGACAAGAAAACCGGCAAGCGCAAGCTCATCGAGCGCACGTCTGCCGAGTGCACCATGGACTATCCCCTGACCGAGGCCCCAACCGATGGCACTGCTCAGCCGCAAACGCCTGATTCTGGCGAAGATTGAATCAACCTACGGGACCGATTCAAGCCCAGCCGGCACTGATGCAGTGCTGGTACGCAACCTTGAAATCACCCCGATCGAGTCTGAGACCGTCAGCCGCGATCTAATCCGGCCGTATCTCGGCAACTCCGACCAGATCCTGGCTAACACACGCGTCAGCATCACGTTTGAGGCTGAGTTGGCTGGTTCTGGCACAGCTGGCACTGCATCGAAGGTGGACGCGTTGCTGCGAGCCTGCGGCATGTCCGTGACCACCACCGGCTCGGCCATCACTGGCAGTGCTCAGGCTGGCTCGGCTGGCAGCATTACCCTCGCCGCTGGCGCAAGTGGCACCAGCGATATCTACAACGGCATGGTGATCTCGATCACCAGCGGCACCGGCAGCGGCGGCAAGGGCGTGATCACTGATTACGACGGCACGACCAAGGTGGCGACCGTTCAAAAATCAACGGCGACCTTTACGCCTGGTGCCAGCAGCGCATATAGCATCTCGGCAAACGTCGGCTACAAGCCGGTGAGCGACAGCTTTGAGAGCGCGACCCTGTACTTCAACAACAGCGGCGTGCTGCACAAAGCCACCGGCTGCCGCGGCACCTTCAGCTTGAACTGCGAAGTCGGCCAGATTCCGACGATTAACTTCACTATGACGGGCATTTACAACGCCCCGACTGATACCGCTGCCCCTGCGGTCACCTATAGCAACCAGGCCACCCCTGCGATCTTTAAGGCTGGCAACACTGTTGCGGTTTCGATCCTTGGCTATGACTCGGCTTGCGTGCAGTCGCTGAGCTTTGATCTCGCCAATGAGGTTCTTTACCGCGAGCTGGTCGGCTGTGACAAGTCGGTGACCATCACCAACCGCGCACCTGCTGGCACCGCTGTGATCGAGGCCCCGACCATTGCCGCTAAGGATTTCTTCACAGTCGCCAACAACGACACCACCGGCCTGGTCACTTTTCAGCACGGCATCACAGCCGGTAACATTGTCACGCTGCTGGCCCCGATTGTGGACATTGGCAACCCGACCTACTCTGACCAGGACGGCATTCAGATGCTGAACCTGCCTTATGTCGCGATCCCGTCTAGCGCGGGCAACGACGAAATCACCCTTACATTCGCCTGATGGCCTTCGTTCTCAAGCAGTCCGACACCTACACCTGGCCGGTCGCCTTTGACGTTCCCGTTGATGGCGGCCGGCATGAGCGGCAGACATTTGACGGCGAGTTCAAGCGCTTACCTCAAAGCAAGGTCGGGCCAATGGTGGCGGAACTGCAACGGCTTGAAGACCTGAGCGAACTGGATCGCATCACCGAGCTGGCGGCCGAGGTGTTGGTCGGCTGGTCTGGCGTCAGCGATGACAGCGGCAAGGAGATCCCATTTAGCCAAGGCGCACTCGAGCAGCTGCTTGAGGTGCCTTTGTTATCGGTGGCGATCCTCAAGGCGTACATGGACAGCATCAAGGGAGCCAAGCGAAAAAACTAATCGAGGCCGCTGAGCACTGGGCCAGCGGCGGAATCAAGGATGATTCACAGGATGATGCGGCTGTGCTTGGCGTGGCGCTGCCTGAGCAGCAACCTGAAGGCGACCTTGAGGTGTTTGAAGAAAACTGGCCTTCGGTGCTGATGTGGTGCCGCCTGCAGACGCAATGGCGAACGAGCATGGGCGGGGTGATCGGGTTGGATTATGGCGCCGTGGCGTGGGTGTTTAGACTGTATGAAGTGGAGGATCAGCGCTCCATGCTTGAGGACCTGCAGGTGATGGAGGCCGCAGCCATGGCAGCCCTGAACGAGCGGAGCGCGTGACATGGCGATGAACCTCGACGCCATGCTGCGCATCAAAGCGGATGTTCAAGGCGAGAACAGCATCCGCCGGCTGGGCAACTCAATGCAAGGCCTGCAGGGACAGGCCAAGAATGCTGCGCTGGGATTCAACAACCTGAAGAGTGCTGTCGCCGGGTTCGGCGCAGCCATCGCTGGCAGTGCTGTTGTCGCTGGCTTGACGGCAGTGGTCAAGACCGCGATTGATGCTGGCGACGAGCTGTTCAATTTGCAGGCAAAGACAGGCGTCGCCGCCAACGCGTTGATTGCTATCGGCAACGCCGCCAAATTGGCCGACGTTGACATGGGCACGCTGGGCAAGGGCCTGACCAAGCTCAACGTGAATCTGGTCAAAGCAGCCGAGGGTAACGAGGATCTGTCCCGCAAGTTTCAAGCCCTAGGCGTTTCGGTCAAGGGTGCCGATGGGCAGGTTGTGTTATCTGACAAAGCGCTGAAGCAGATTGCCGATCGCTTTGCTGACATGCCTGATGGGGCGCAGAAAGCCGCCGCGGCCGTAGCAATTTTCGGCAAGTCTGGGGCCGAGCTGATCCCATTGCTCAATGAAGGCTCAGCTGCGATGGAAAAGTTCACCTTCAAGGTGGGCGAAGACTTTGCTGCGAGATCGGATCTGTTCAACGACACGATCACCGAGCTGGGCATCAAGACGCAGGGCTTTGGTCTTGAGTTGACCGACGCGCTGCTGCCGGCGCTGCAGTCGATCCTTGAAGTGTTCGGGGATCTGTTTGACACAAAGAACGATTGGAATGCACTGTTTAGCGTGATCAAGGTTGGCATCCAATCAGTTGCGGCTTTTATCTTTGCGACGGTGAAACTGTTCGACGTGTTCATCAAGAATGCAGTTGCGGCGTTTCAGGTCATCAGCAAAGCGGTGCAGGGCGACTTTGCAGGCGCGGCCGAGATCTATCGCACTAGGGTCGGCAGCATGCTTGAACAGGCGAAGCAGGACTTCGCGCAGATTCAAAAGCTTTTCACCGATGCGCCATCGCCCGGCACCGGCCGCCGCACGGGTGGTCGCGCCATGGATCTGGACACTACTGACGCAGACAGGCGCGCAGCGGCAGACGCAAAGCGCGCTGCAGCAGAAGCCAAGCGTGCGGCGAATGAGCAGCAACGGCTATTTGAAAGACGACGTGACCTAACGCAAAAGACCAACGATCTGCTGAATCAGTATCGGCAGAACGTTGAGGATCTTGACAACCAGATCGCTGGTGTGGGCGCTGACCCGATGGAGAAGCTGATGCTGCGCCGGCAGCAAGCAACGGCCGAGGCTAGCAGAGAGGTCGATCGGATGACGATGGCGGTCGTTGAACTCGCTAGAGACGTGCGCGCTGCTGGCGGCGACTTGGACATTCAACCATTCAGAGAAGCAATCAATGCTTTCTCTGATCGTCAAAACACGTTGGCACAGCGCGAATACATTGACGGCCTAAACGAGATCGGCCAAAGCGCTCTCGATGCTGCAATTAAGATGTCGGAGTTTGGCGATGCCGCATCCCAGCAAACTGATGCGTTATCAGGCGCCCGCGATGGGATCGCTAACTACCTAGAAAGCATCGGCACGCTACGCGAGAACATCAGCAACCTATCGGGCAATGTGTTCAAAGGCCTTGAGGACGCGATCGTTAGTCTGACGACAACGGGCTCCTTCAACTTCAAGCAGTTTGCATTGTCGGTGGTTGAGGATCTGACTCGCATGGTGACGCGGATGCTGATCATTGCGCCGATCCTGCAGGCTATCCAAAGCCTGCTGCCTGGTGGTGGGTTCTTGAGTGGCGCTAATGCACTATCAACCGTCAAGCTCAGGCCCGGTGGTTTGTTCGCCAATGGCGGCGTGTTTGACGGCGGCATGGTCACTCGCCCAACCGTGTTCCCGTTTGCAAGCGGCGGCGCTGGCCGCTTCGGGCTGATGGGCGAGGCTGGCCCCGAGGCGATCATGCCGCTGAAGCGTGGCAGCGACGGCCGGCTCGGCGTTGCTGGCGGCAGCGGCACCACCAACGTGGTGGTCAATGTGGATGCCACCGGCAGCAGCGTTCAAGGCGATCAAGGGCAGGGCGCTGCGCTGGGCCGCGCCGTTGCTAGCGCGGTGCAGGCAGAATTGATTCGTCAGAAACGCCCTGGCGGCTTACTTGCGGCATAACCATGGCAGCCACTACTTTCACTTGGACCGCCAGTTACCCTGCAGCGCAGATCAGCCAACCACGTGTGCGTCGCGTGCAGTTTGGCGATGGCTATGAGCAGCGCTTGCGGTATGGGTTAAATACAGACTTAAAGCAATGGGATCTTGTGTTTGAAAACAGAACAGATACTGAGCGCACGGAGATTACGTCATTCCTTAGCGCTCGCGGCGCTGTGGAGCCTTTCAACTGGACAACACCGTTTGGGGCGACCAACGCTTATGTCTGTGACGAATGGCGAGCAGACCATGTTGGATGCAACAGAAATACAATCACAGCACGTTTTAGGAGGGTGATTGACATATGAGCGAGATGTTCCAGGAGCTGCTCAGCTCCAACCCCTACGCGATCATCCAGCTGTTCGAGCTGCACCTTGACGCTTCGCTGCACGGCACGACTGAGATCGTTTACTTCCACCCTGGTGCCAATCAAGCTACACCAACAGGCAACATCATCTGGAAAGGCAAGCCATACCAAGCACTGCCGATCGAGGTGGAAGGCTTTGAGTACAACGGCACAGGCCAACTACCACGCCCGAAGGTGCGCGTCTCGAACCTGCTCGGCAATATCTCGGCGCTGCTGCTGAGCGTCAACGAGTTCACGATTGGCAACGACCTGACAGGGGCGAAAGTCATCAGGATCCGCACGCTGAGCAGGTTCCTCGACCCTGTCAATTTCACTGATGGCGTCAACCCTTATGGCGTACCGGCTGACGAGGAGATGCCACGTGAGATCTACTACATCGACCGCAAGTCAGTCGAGAACAGGGACGTTGTTGAGTTTGAGCTGGCGGCTGTGTTCGACCTTGCTGGTGTGCGTGCACCGAAGCGGCAGGTGATCGCGAACATCTGTCAGTGGAAATATCGCAGTGCTGAGTGCGGTTACACAGGCAGCAACTACTTTGATGAGTATGACAATGCCTTGGGGGCCACACCTGCAACCAATTTCAACTCAACCGCATTTGGTGCTCAGCTCAACGTCAACGAGACACTGAATGAAGGCGACGCGATCGTTTCGTCAAACGGTTGGTATCGAGCGATCATGCAAGCCGATGGCAATTTTGTGGTTTACAACAAGGCGAACGTGCCTGTCTGGGCGACTGGGACAAACCGTGGTGATGGCACTTGGCGGATCACAATGCAGGCTGATGGCAACCTAGTCATCGCCAACGGCAGCAGCGCGGTCTGGGCTAGCAACACGGTAGGCACCGCATCACCAACGGGCTTGGCATTCCTTGGCTGGTATCCGACCAACGTATTGAACGGTCGCTCTGGTGGTTTTGGTTGGGAGTGCGTCGGATCATCGCCTGCCAGCGCGGGATTGACTAACACGCAAACAGAAACGTTCACGGTCAGCGGCCGCACGATTACGGTTCAGTTCACCTTCACGTCTGCTGCGTTGCCTGTCGATCACTACACAGGTGAGTCGTTCGCATGGAACGTCATCAGCAGTCAATCAATCAGCAGTTCAACAGGCAGCTACTACCAAGGCGAGGTGATCAACCTGCCCAAGACCCTGAGCAGCAACAACCCGTTCAGAAACAATCACCCCACGCTGGGCACCATGACGGAGGCAGGTCCGCAGTATGAGATCACAGGCGTCAGCGGCAACAGCAACAACAGACTCAGCATCACGACTACCGGTCAGCTCATTGTGTACACAGGCGCCAACACCCCGCTCTGGACATCCAGTTACGCCAGCTCTGTCGAACCTCTGGTGCAGACCGGCACCGTTGACCCGTTGCGTGATGTATGCGGGAAGCGGATCAGTTCATGCCGGAAACGCTTTGGTGAGTTCAACGACTTACCCTTTGGATCATTCCCAAGCGCTGGTACGTTCTACGGATGACACACTGGAAACACAACGCGCTGGAACATGCGCTCAAGGATGCACCACGCGAGGCGTGCGGGTTGGTCGTCGTCATCAAAGGCCGCGAGCAGTATTGGCCCTGTAACAACCTGGCACCCGCCAAAGATTTCTTTATCCTTGATCCTGACGATTACGCTGCTGCAGAGGATGCTGGCGAGGTGATCGCCGTGTTCCACAGCCATCCGCAGACACCTGCGCAGCCAAGTCAAGCCGACCGTATGGCCTGCGAAAAGTCTGGGCTGGTCTGGTACATCTGCAACCCTGGCACTGAGATGTGGTGCGAGATCGAGCCGGAGGGTTACCAGGCGCCGTTGATCGGGCGGGAGTGGGTGTGGGGCGTGAGCGACTGCTGGACGCTGGTACGGGACTGGTACAAGGAGGAGATGGCGCTTGACCTGCCAGATTGGGAGCGGCCTGCGTCACTGCTTGAGTTTCATAATGCCCCGATGTTTGAGCGGTGCTTCGCTGAGGCAGGCTTTGAAGACCATGGCATCAATGAGCCTGAGTACGGCGACGCGATCCTGATGCAGCTTGATGGGTCGCCAGGCCTGAACCATGTGGCCGTGTATGTGGGAGAGCAGCGCATCCTGCACCATTTGCGCGGGCGGCTCAGTAGCCGTGACATCTGGGGTGGCTACTATCAGAAGAGCACGGGCTTGATCGTCAGGCATAGGAGCAGGTGCTGAGATGTTCCGCGTTATCAAGGTCTACGGCAAGCTGGCAAAGCATCTAGGGCAGCGCAGTTTCAAGGCTGCTGTGAAGACACCGGCCGAGGCGATCCGGTTCCTACTTGCCAACTTCCCTGACCTGCGCGGTGTGCTGTCAGAGGGCGATTACAAGGTCACCGTGGGCCGCAATCAGCTTGATCTGGTCGATCACCCAGAGCACCTGCATTTCCCTGTCGCCAGCCAAGAGCCGATCAGGATTGTCCCGGTGATCGCTGGTGCCGAGGGCGTTGGGCAGATCTTGGCGGGTGTTGCGCTGGTGGCATTCTCGCTGCTGTTCGCGCCTGGTGCTGCGCTGGCTGGCGGCCTGTTCACGCTTGGCCCACAGGCTGTGTCGATCGGCGTGGGCATCGGCGCCAGTTTGATCTTGGGGGGCGTCGCTCAAATGCTGACCCCTACGCCAACAATCCAACAGGGCACCGACGGCGACAACGACCCGCGTAAGTCGTACAGCTTCTCTGGCATTCAAAACGTCTCGCGTCAGGGCGTGCCTGTGCCGATTATTTACGGCGAGGTGTTCACCGGCAGCATCGTGGTCTCGGCTGGTATCAACACTGAAGAGGTTACGTCATGACGAAGCGTTTAATCGCTGGTGCTGGTGGCGGCGGTGGTGGTGGCAAAGGCGGTGGTGGCGGTGGCGGTGGCGGTAGTGCAAACGTTACAAAAGATAATCTTGATTCACGGCAGGTAGCGCGGATCATCGACCTTCTCTGTGAAGGCGAGATCGAAGGATTCCCATCTGCTCGTGGTTACACGCTTGGCACGACGGAATACAACATTGCGATGTTGAAAGATGTCTATCTCAACAACACGCCGATCCTTCGCTCGACTGCCAACCCGTCCGCCGTTCAGGCTTCTGATTACAACTTCGACACAACTGGCGGCGTCTTTGAGTTTCGCACCGGCACACAGAATCAGACCTATACCCAGAACGTAGGCGACGCCAACCAGAGCACCAGTGTTGTCAACACCAAGGTCACACAGGCATCACCTGTAACGCGGTCGATCACTGACCCTGATGTCAACGCTGTGCGCGTCACGATCGGCACGCCTGCACTTCAGATCTTCAAGAACAACGGCGATGTTGAGGGCGCTGTCATTCAATACAGGATTCAAACGTCATACAGCGGTGGACCATTCTCAACTGTTGTTGAAAGTGAGATCAAGGGCCGCACGGCTGATCTGTATCAACGCATTCATCGCATTGACCTGACTGCAGCAGCACCGGTTGACATTCGCGTTGTGCGTGTCAATGCAGATGCCGCACCATCAGGTGAGCAGACAGAAAACAGCGACTTTTATTGGTACGACTGCACCGAAAAGATCAACGCCAAGACCACCTACCCCAACAGCGCACTGTTCGCCGTCAAGCTCAGCGCTGAACAGTTCAACAGCATCCCCTCGCGCTCGTATCGCCTGCGTGGCCTCAAGGTGCGCATCCCTAGCAATGCCACCGTCAACCAGACCAACGGCCGTCTGATCTATGCGGGCACATGGTCAGGCAACTTTGGTGCAGCACAGTGGACGACAGACCCCGCGTGGATCCTGTGGGACCTGCTGACCAGTAAGCGGTACGGGTTTGGTGATCACATCGACGCGACGCAGCTTGATAAGTGGAGCTTCCTTGCCGCTAGTCAATACTGCACCGAGGTGGTCTCTGATGGGAAGACAGGTCAGGAGCCGCGCTTCTCGTGCAACGTTGTCATTCAGACGCAGCAGGAAGCATTCAAGCTGATTAGCGATCTGTGTTCAGTATTTCGCGCCATGCCGTTCTGGGCTAATGGCACGCTTGAGATTGCGCAGGACCGGCCGCAGGACTACAGCTACATCTTCAACCAGACCAACGTCACCGAGGAAGGATTCAGTTACAGCGGCAGCAGCCTGAAGACACGGCACACCGTCGCTGTTGTGCAGTATTTCGACATGAACCTGCGCGACCTTGCCTATGAGGTGGTCGAAGACAAAGAAGGAATCAACAAATTCGGTGTCGTCAAAACAGAGATCTCAGCGTTCGCCTGCACCAGCCAGAACCAAGCCCGCCGCGTTGGCGAGTGGCTGCTGTACACCGAACAGAACGAGACTGAGGTCGTCAGCTTCAAGACGGACATCGCCGCAGGCATCACGGTGCGGCCTGGTGACCTGATCAAGATTGGCGACCCTGTGCGTGCTGGTGTGGTGCGCTCCGGCCGCTGCACAAGTGGTTCAACAACGACGGTGGTCAAGCTCGACCGCGATGACGTTGCACTGTTCCCGAGTGGCCCGCCGAATGACTTCACGTTCAACGTGCTGTTGCCTGATGGCACCTTGGCGGTGGTTGCCGGATCGAATCTGGTTGGCAACTCAGTCAGTACTGGCACGGTCTTGACTGCAGCGCCTGTTGCTGGTGCGCCGTGGACCATTGGCGACTCCGCCGTTCAGATGTCAACGTGGCGGGTGTTGACGATCAAGGAGGAAGGCGACGCCTTTGCTGTCACGGCTGTTGCCCATAACCCAAGCAAGTATGACTACATCGAGCGGGACATCCCCCTAAGCCAGCGCGACGTATCAGACCTGAACGAACCACCAGAAACGCCAACCAACTTAGGCGTCAATGAGGTGCTATACGAAAGCAACGGGCAGGTGCTGTCGAAGCTGATCATCGGCTGGCGTGCTGCTGCTCGTGCTCTCAGCTACGAGGTGCGCTACCGATACAACAATGGCAACTGGGTGGCGAACACGACGCGTTCGGTTGACTTCGAGATTGGCAACAGCGACGTTGGCCGCTACGAGATCGAGGTGACAGCACTGGGCGCGATCAACAGCAAGCGCTCGACACCGGCAGCCAAGACCTTTGACGCCATCGGCAAGACCGCACCACCTGCCACGATCCCTGACCTGTTCATCGCCCCGATCGACGAGCACACGGCTGAGCTGTACTGGCCGCAGGCCGTTGACCTAGACGTGAAAATTGGCGGCAAGATCCGCATTAGGCACACGCCTATCACGGATGTCACAGCGACATGGGGCAAAGCGAACGACATCGTGCCAGCCGTTGCAGGCAGCAGCACACGCAAGATCGTGCCACTGCTTGAGGGCACCTACTTCATCCGCGCTTTTGACTCGCTTGGCAATGAGTCGTCAGGCGTGGCCACAGTCGTGGTTGACCTGCCAGCTCCTCAGGACCTACTGCTGGTGCAGGAATACAGAGAGGAAGACAACAGCCCGCCGTTCAATGGCACTAATACGAACTTGTATTACAACGAGGCCGAGGTGGGTTTGGTGCTATCGGCTGATGAGCTGGTCGATGACATGGCCACCGATAACAACTGGGATGGCCTAGGCCTGATCGACTACATCGGCGGCTCAGCCAGTGAGGGCAGCTACCAGTTTTACGAAACGCTGGACCTTGGCGCCACCTACGACCTTGGCCTGCAGCAGATCCTTAAAACACGCGCCTACGAGCCGGGCAACACATGGGACGAGCGACTTGACCTGATTGATCTGTGGGATGACATCGACGGTGATGACCTTGGCGCGGCTAACTGCCAACTGTTCGTCAGGACCACTGGCGACAACCCGTCTGGCACGCCGACCTGGGCAAGCTGGCAGCCGTTTGTGA